CCATTAATATTTCGTGATCAAATACCTTTCTTTGGTTCTGATTGCGTTCATTCTCTTCACACATGGCAATCCAGTATTTTACAAATTCTATGACAATATCTTTGTATGTAAAAAGAATTGGAGATGCTTTTGGATAACTATAATCTATATGAGGAAAGATACTTTGATATGCAAATGCCATATCAACTGATTCCGATAGAGGATCAAAAATATCAAGTTCTGCATGTATGATCGAATCGACATCCATCCAGACAAATGGTTTTTTCTTCTCTTCCAGAATAGAAAGAATAAATTTGGGTTTTGCCAAACAATTCAATCTATACTCGCCACGCGAAGGCAATTCACGGATGTCGTGAGGAATATTATTCTCATTACAGTTAATTCTCAATCTTCGAGAATGATCGCTGTAATATGTTCTATTATCAATATCGCAATAAAATGATACAATTTCAGTTTTCACGGATTAGTCCAAATAATTCATCATCTGCCATTCTTAGACCTTTAACACGATTAAAGTTATCTATAACCGAATTCAATTTGCTGTTGTATAATTCTTCAGTCAAAGAATTGATATCAAAGTCACCAGTTAGTGTTATGATACCATCTTTATTGAAATGAGTTTCAATGTCAGGAGCACCCCAATATACAGGGATGGTTCCTGTTGCAAAACAATCTGTTAGTTTTTCTGTGTAATATGTTTCATACTTATCATTCTCAATGATTATTGAAAAACGATAATCTTTTAGTGCTTCTAATTTATCCCATGTGGTGCTTCCGACTCGCTTTGATCCCATCACACCACCATATAGATCTACGTTATCTTTCCACTTTTCTGCCAATGAATGACGAAGTGCATGACCAAATGCATACTTTTTTGGTGATGCAATCAGTGATGTCATTTTTGTTTTGGGATAGACTTCTTGTTCTTTGATCCATGGCAGATTGCTTCCTGCTGGGCAGTATCTGATGTTGGGATGTTTATCTACCATTGATTTTTCTGATGTGAACAGAAGATCAAAAGATGAAGCAATCATGACTATATTGTTTTCCCAGATGTCTCTTGGGAAATGCATGGAATGAAAGATAACACGGGACTCGCAGACCCATGCTATCTTTCTCTCTCCTAATTTTTTTTGGTAACTTATACCAGATGCAATTGCACCGTCAATGAATACCTTTATGGGGTGGTCATCGGGGGTCCAATCAAATTCTTTTGGTTTTAAATCTGAACAAGATGAATGTTCTATGGTAAATGGAGCACCAATTGCTTGCATTTTTTTCATATTGTAAATTCTCCACTATTATGTATGTCACTTTCCTATATGGTACTTTGGTACAAGTGTCCATTCTGACTTTTCTTTGTGTGGAATAATTTTCAATCTTGCAAGCGAAAGTTGTGGTTGTTCGTATTTTGTACGATCTACTACTTCAACCAATCCCCACTCTACCAATAACTTTACAATCGTGTTTCTTCTACCCAAATCATCGGTAGACATGTCACTGTCTAGACCATCTAAAACAAACATTTCCTTAAAATGCATGATTGCATATCTACCACGTTTGTGGAGAATATGGCAAGATTGGTAAAGTTTCTTTTCTGTTTTGGAAGACACACCTATGCGAGTAAGTGTTTCCTTTACTTTAAGGAAATCTTCTTCCTTCTTCAATTTTACTTCTACACCCAAACCTTCAAAAATATCTTCTGTCATAATATACTCCCATTTTGACAGAAATTATTTAGGGTTTTACCGTTTTTGACCACCTTTTCGACTTAGTTGCTTGAGGTCTTCTAGGTTTAGAAGGTCTGCTACATTTCTTGCTTGCCTGTCAGAATACCCGTAAACCTCTTTGATGAGTGCTATCTTTTCCTCTTTTTCTGGTTTTACCCACTTAGAAAACCTCTTTTTCTTGCTCAAGGCATACAGGTAATAGTCGTATTGTATCTTTTTATCCAGAAAAGCACAAGCATTCATCTTGGACGCATGTAGTATTGTTTCTGGAAAATAAGAAAAACACTTATTAGTAACGTAAGGAATATACTCCTTTTCGAGTTTTGGGTCACTCTTTATGAGGTTTTCCTTTGTTTGGTTGATTGAGTTTAGGAATTCGGAAAGCATATTATTTGAATGAGCACATCAACATAATGCGAATCAGGCAATCCATCAGTTGAATCTCTTGATCAGCAACGAACGCAGATCGGTACTGGGACTTTGCAATGATCTGGATTGCCTCTGGAATGCTCTGATTCTCCAGATAGTCTCCCAGGGCATCGTAGAGTTTCCTGTAAAGTTCCTGTGGAGCGTTCTCTGCATTCAATGCTGCCCACTTACGAACAGTGGCAAAGTCCTTTGCCTTAAGAGCACCCATGAGATTCTTGATCTCTACGTCACTGACATTTGCTAGAATCCCAATATCAATGGTTCCAGATACCCCGTATCGTTGGAGTTCATTGATGATTCTACGCATATCTGGGAAATACTTTAGAATCAGTTGACCTAAAATCTTTTTATCGTAAGAGATTCCCTCCTGTGTCAAGATATGGCAACAACGCTCCATCATTTTAGCAGCAATTGCTGGTTTCTCGTTGACTGGTAGAGAAAAATCGATGCATGTGCATCGGGAGTGTATCGGTTCGATAATCCTTGACTTGTAATTACAGGTCAGAATAAATCTGCAATTATTTGCAAACTCCTCAATCGCTCCACGAAGAGCAGGTTGAATGCTGTTAGCATTTGAATAGTCAAACTCGTCAAGGATCACTACCTTACGAACATCTCCACTCAGGGAGACTGTACTGGCAAATTGACGAATCTTTGTGCGTAGTGTATCAATGTTGCCCTCTTCAGAGCAGTTGATCAATATCCAATCGCAACCCATTTCGTTACAAAGTGCCTTGGCAACGGTTGTCTTACCGACACCAGCAGTACCCGAAAACAGTAAATTCTGTGGTTCTCCTTTAGCAACCATGTCGCTGAAGGTTGACTTCAGCGACATGGGGAGAACACACTCCGAGATGGTCTTTGGTCGATACTTTTCGACCCACAAAAAATTGTCAGGGTTCATAATAATTAAGATCCATACTTTGAAGTGTTCGCTTCCATGGCAAACCAATACTTGAGTGAAATGTTGTTGTTTACAAATTCACCCACTACGTTCTTAGCAAAATTAACGGTATAATCTCCAGGGAGAATCTTGATGTTTTCCATCTTGAAGTTGAACAAGAAAGACTCACCCTTCCAATCCTCAAACACCACGACCTTGTATGTATTGCTGGTTGGATCTCCAAGATCCGAAACCATTGCTACAATGTCACCAGAATCATTTGTGAATGAAAGATCGGGCAATTGCATTACTGATGCTGCTTTCTGAAGTTCAGAAAATTGCTTATCAGTAAGTGTAATGGATATATTGACCGCTGGCATGATGACATCTTTGGTCGGAACCGAAAGCAGTCTTGGTTCTGAATAGTAATAATTCACTACAGAATTACCACCATTCTTGATCTTCACGCTCTTCTCACCAAAAGTAAATGATGGATTGTTGAAAAGACTGATAACACCCAGAAACTTGTTTAGATCCCAGATTCCAAACTCAACATCAAATGTTTCGTCAACGGTTGCAATTGCCATTCCATTCTTGGATGGTGTAATTGTCTTGATTATCTTTCCTGGTTTAACCAGGAGATTTGAATTTAAACTTGAAAAGTTCTTAAGAATCGCTAGAGTATTTTTAGAAAATGTTACAGTGCTCATAATTAAAATTTCTGAAAATTGTTCTCAAAATCATCGTACCCATCATCAAAACCATTTTGCCAAAGATTTTTTAATTTTTGCTTTGACTTTGTTTTTTCCGAATCTTTTTCTTTTTTATTTACGGATTTTAATTGTTTAGGTGGTTTTGGTTTTTCCTGATGTTTATCGTCACGCTTCATTACAATCTCCATTATACCATGTCATGCTCATAATTCAACCCAAATCTTGTTACTTTCTTCTTGTATTCTAGTATACATTATTCCTGTAGATGGAACATACCATCTATCTCCTATTGAGGAATTCGGTGGAGTAAATTCTGAAATATAAAATCCATCGCTATCACCCAGATCGCTCCAATAAGATTTACCTTCCATAGTTCCAGGAATTCTGGATGAAGTGGGTTTGACAGCAACATAAACATTACCATTGAATTCTACAGAATCACCTATACGGTACAAATATGGTTTACCATCGGGATCGTATTGTTTAAACTTACCTCTAAAGTTTAAATTGTCTGTCGATTTCATATCAGTTATTTATCATTCTACTAAAATTATTCTTTTTCTCAAAAGAGATTATCGTAGAAAATTTGTCAACCAATTGATCTGCTTTATGACTGATCACATATACATTTGCTTTGTCGCTTATGATCTTTAGTAATTTCATGAGATCGTCCATACCGACACCATCAAGTGAAGAATCAAAAACCTCGTCTAGAATAAGCAAATTACAATTTACACTATTCTTGAGTCGTGCTACCTCACGCCATGCAAGGAGCAATGCCAGATCTATACGCATCTTCTCGCCTTCACTAAAATTCATATAGGAAAACTCATCGCGATATCTTGATTTGATCTGCTCATTGAATTCTTCATCCATATGGAACTGCACGAAGAAATCCATCGAAGATAAGAATTTATTGATGTACTTGTTCATGTGTGGAAGATAATATTTTATAATCTTTGTCTTCACACCACCATCGCGAAGAAGTTCGTTGGCAAATTCATGATACATTAATTCTTCGGAATGAAGATTGCGTTCTTCTTCAAGTGCTACAAATCCACCTTCAAGAAGTTTTAGTTTTTCCTTTTCATCCACAATATTATTTTTAATCGTGGATTTCTTAGTTGATGATTTAATTCTTTCAATTTCTTTCTTAAGCATCTCAATCTCTCTGTTGACACCATTTGTATATGACAGAGATTTTGATGCTCTTTCAAGTTGTAATTCCAACATCTCAACATTCTGCGTATTGTCTTTTAACGCACTGTTTACATGTTCGATCTGATCATCAATATTTGAAATTTCATAATTTGTAGTCAGGATTTTTTCCTTCTTCATCTTTTCTTCAATGGGTTGACTACAGGTTGGGCATTTGCAATTTTCTTTAAAGAAAACAATCTCTTGTTGCTTTTGCTTTTTATTTGCACCAAACTCAGAAATTATAGAGTTATATTTCTTTGATTTGGATTGACATTCTTTGATGCCATTTTTAAGATATTGAATATCAGTTTCTATAGCATTTAGAGTAAGATTCTCAGAAAGAAGAGAGTAATTATGATGAAGAATCTTATCCTCTAGTTCTTTAATTCTATCGGAAACATCTTCATCTTCTTCTGAGTTCTTCTTTTCCAGAGTTGAAATATAATTTCTCTGAATTGATATCTTGCTCTTTTCCAATTCAATTTTAGAATTCAATTCCTTGATTGTTTCCTTAAGTGAAATAATCTTTCCCTTAAGTACGATATTCATGGTGCTGAATATATTGATATCAAGAATATTTTCAATGACTGATCGTCGGTCTGCTGCACTCAACTGCATGAATGGCACAAAGGATGAACTACCGAGAATGACAACCTGAGTGAACGTCTTATAGTTCATCTTTAGTATTTGTTGTTCAAGAATATCCTGATAATCAAGACTCTTTGCTTCTTGATCAATTATCGTTCCGTTTTTATAAATCTCAAATATTCTTGGACCGATGCCTCTTCGAACCATGAACTTATCAGCACCCTTTGAGAATTCAATTTCAACTAGACATCCCTTTTCATTGATTGAGTTGACCAGTTGTGGTATGTTTATTTTTCTAAAAGGTTTACCAAACAAAGCAAAGGTAATGGAGTCTAGAAATGCAAAAGACTTTCCACTTCCATTGTTACCACAAATTAAAGTTGTATTATTCTTGTCTAGTTCGATTTCGGTAAAGGTATTGCCGAAAGATCCAAAGTTTTTAAATCTTACTTTTTCAAATTTAATCATATGGAGAGACTTTCCATGTATAAGTCTTTAATGATCGTCTTCAATTTAGTCTTGTCTATATCTCTTTCAATTGCATCCACTTCACGATTTATGATGCTTATTGTATCCTCTGATTCATCGAATTCAACAGTTGATGATTTTTCTAGAGGATCTTCATTAATTGAAAGATCCTGGATTCCCTTGCTCCACAAAGCATCAATGAATTTATCAAAGATTTCCTGCTTTGATTTGCTTCTTACAGTTATTCGAATAAATGCATTTTTTAGATTTGTTTCTTTCACATAATTGGCAATCTTTTTTACCTCATCAGGAGTCGAGTCGTCATATGTGAATACATGAAAGATGTTGTTTTCATTTGGTATGAATTCCAATACATCCTTTTCAGTATCGTAGACATGAAACCCCTTGGTAGAATAAACATCAGAAAAAGTCATCTGATATTGTGTGCCAAGATAATGTATGTTGCCTTGTGACTGCTTGATATGGAAGTGACCAGATAACACTTTATCGAAACGTTTAAAGTTCGATGCACTAAACCCATGTGAGTGCTTGACTCCAGCGATAACCTCGAATCCTGCAATTTCAAAATGACCACCAATCATTCGACAAGGGCATGTCGAGAGAAAATCCAAGACATCTTGTTCGTTTTCCTTAGTAATCCAAGGAACTATCCCAAAACAAAAGTCATCAAATTTGATTGTCGATGGTTTCTCATAAAGAATAATGGATTTATACTTTTCCGTCAACAATTCCTTCAATGAATTCAATTCATTTGTGTTGCGAAAATAAGTATCATGATTTCCAATAGTTATGTGCATTCTCAGATTATTATTCTCAATGTAATTGATAAATCTCTTTCGAACCGAAGAAAGAGTGTTGAAATTAACAAACTTTCTTCGGTCGAAAAAGTCGCCAAGGTGAATAACGTCGAGAATCTGGTTTTCCTTTAGATAAGGAAAAAATTGTTTTTCGAAAAAGGTAAGAGCGTTCTCTAGGAAAAAAGGTGAATCATTACGAACTCCGAAGTGGGTATCGGATATAAATGCTATTTTCACTTTCGCTTCCTTTTCTTTCTTTTCTTTTTGTCTTTTGGTTCTAGTTTTTCAACATCCATTTCACTGAGTGAAAAGTGTTTCTGTAGAAATTCGCTGTAAGTTGCAGTATCTGATTCTTTCTTCATCCACTCTACAAACTTACCATCCATGTCTTTCATCTGTAAGCACTTATATTTGATGAATGCTTGCTTCTTTTCCTTTTCTATTCTGCGTAAAAACGCATAATAAATTATTTGGGTAAAATAAGAAAAGGGATTTGATGATTTTTCTGGATCAAAATTGTGTGCATATAAAAGACAATTTTCCACCCCATCACCAATCATATCTTCCTTAAATGGGTAGTTGATAAAATTTGGTCTGTGTGATAAATGTTCTGCAATCTTAAGAAAAGATTCTGCAATATAGTCAGTTACTGGTGGTCGTCTGTCACCACATTCCTCTGCATCTTTTACTAATTTTTTCCACTCGGTCATTGCAGCACAAAACTTAACATTGTTGATATAATGTTTTAATGTTTTTACTTCTTCTTCTATTTCTTTTTCATCTTCTTGATTCATGTTCATCCTCACTACGAATCAAGTATAGCATACTCAATTGTTTTTTCAAGTAGTTTATAAGATTTTTCAAAAAACCCTTACTTGGGGCTTGACACCGTTTTGAAGACATGTGTATAATCTTTGTGTGGGAAAGAAGAAGAGATCTAGTAATACTGTATTATACTATTAGTAATCAGTAGAATTGGGATCAGGATTCCAGTCGGAGAAGGTGTTCCCAAAATCCTTCCTATCCTTCTCGTCACCAGTAAAGCGATTACGCTTTTTAATCTCATCAATCATATTTAAAAGAACCTTTGGATCTAATACTCCAGAAGTAATTAGATTCATGATGCTCTCAGCAGGAATGTACATTTGCATCATGATCATGTGACGATCTAATTCATTTTCATCAGTCATATCTGGAGGAAGATGTAGTTTCTTTTCCTTCCTCTTTCTTTTTGATTTCTTTGGTGGGTCTTTATAATTATCCATCAAATTAGATGAATTATTGATCAAATCCTCAAGCATTTCAGTAAGAGGGAATGCATCTGATAACATATCTTCAGATGGAGTTTCCTTTACCTTTGTCTTGAAATTCTTTGGATCAAATTCCTTTTCGCTTTCCAATATGTAAAGTTTTGTTGTTTCTTTATTTGGTACACTGACAAAAGCAATATGATTTGTTGGTATTGCAACATTTTTATCATCAGTGTTCACTAACCAATCATGTAGTGTTGTTATATCAACGTGTCTGCCCATAAAATCCAACGAAGATGATGTCTTAAACAACATGGGTTGAAAGACCTTCATGGATGTTTCATTTTCTTCAAGAACCTGACACGCAATCTCTTCACCACTTCTAAGTTTAAGAATCTTAAGATTCATTCGTATCTCCTAATTTGATTTTAGTCTTCTTGAATGTAAACTGTTCATTAGTATATATGCTGGTGCGCTCATCTAGATGTCGCAACGCATGATTGCGATACTTGAGGTAACTGAGATCATCACCTAAATCAAACACTGTTACTCTATCCTTTGTGTCAGACTTTCTCAACCCTCTACCAATTGACTGCAAGACACGAATAACTGATTTGGATGGTGAAGCAAATATAATGGCATGTATGTTTTTGATATTGATGCCTGTGCTGCATGTACCATACGATGCAACAAGTATGCTATTGTTTTGCTTATCTACAATTTTACGAATGTCTTCTCTTTCCTCGATATCAGTCTTTCCACAAATAAGATAACAATCTTTCTTATTGTTCTTTGATATCTTTTGAAACAAAGGAACACCGTGCTTTTCAACAAAATTGAAGAGCACAAGTACATTTCCAGAAATACTATTTGCTAAATTACTGATGAAGTTATTTCTTTTTTCATTGGTAACCAACCAATCGATCTCTTCAACATATTTTGCTCTTTTAATCTGTTGAATATCTGCATCGGAATATCTCAAAAGTAAACATTCAATATTTAATTTTGCCAAGACATCCTTGTCTATGAGTTCCTTGGTTGTAGTTACTTGATGTACTGCTCCAAATAAACCTTCTAGTACGAGTCTGTGTACCTGTGTACCATCCAACGTTCCTGTCGTTCCTATTCTATAATTGCAATTTTTCAACTTGGTCATTATCTTGATCAGTGATTTTGCCTTAAACAAATGTGATTCATCACCGATGATTGCATCAAATTGCTTGAAATATTCTTCAGACTGAGTGTGAAGACTTTGCCATGTTGAGATGACTACTCTACAGTCAGTGTTCTTTTCTTGTCCACCATAGACTAAGTGTATATGTTTTGATATGGATTTTGAATTTGCGTAGTCTTGAAAATCAGAGTTCAGTTGTGTAACTAGTCCTGTTGTTGGCACGACAATGAGAATCTTATTCTGTGTTCTCTGCAACAATTCCAGCATGATCATATAGATGATCAAACTCTTGCCACTACCAGTAGGTGATATCAGAAGTGCTCTACGATTTTGTATGGCGTGCTTGACTGATTCGATCTGGTAGTCGTGTGGTTGAATCTCCTTGCCTCCTGCGAAGACTCTAGGAAATTGTGTTGGTGGATCGTCATTCTTGAGTAAACTCTCGTATGCGACTTTGTATCCACGTTCAGATGCAAATGTCATTACATAAGGAAGCAAACCAGCATATATTTTATTGGTAATGATATTATATAAACGAATCTTACCATCCCATTTTTTCTTACGGAATGCTGGATTGTATTCAGAATTTGGAACTCTAAAAGTAAAGAATGAAGAAAGTTCCTTAGCAATACCTTTGTCACACTCTATCTGAATATAAACAGAATCTACATGTTTTATCTTTATCATAAACCTTGAGTGAACTTAATCCATTCAATCGATGATCGAATGCTCCAAATTTTATTTGAAATTACTTTTACCACACCTTCGATGTAATTTACTTTTTCTTTTTGAAGAAAAACTTTATTTGCAAGAGTGATAACTTCGCTATCGCTTTCAATGAATCTATCCAGGTCTTGCTTCAGAATGTTCAGATCAAATTGTTCCCATCCTCTTTTCTTGAGATCTTCATCTGACATTCTGCCAGAGTAGTATAACCATTTATCTCTTTTGAGAATTTTTAATTTTGATTCTAAACTTTCTAGTATGAGTTTTTCATCCATCAATATGCACAGATATTTGTTGTGCAACTGTGGTATTTTTGATGCTTCTTCTTCTAGGTGGTCTGTATTGATTATTGTGTCTAGTTCTGCTTGTATTTTAATTTGATCGATATTCATAATAATTAAGGGTTATTTGTGTATACTTCAATTTCGTAATGGGTATATGCAAATGTTGCTGTTGCAATCACGGTATCTGAATCGGTGGTTGAAGAATCAAAATCAATAGCACTTAAAAAGGTAGGATAAACATTTCTATATTTTACTGCCAAGATTGGTCTATATTGACTGTTCAAGACTAAAACATATGCAGATGAAATCTTTTGCGATTCTCGAAGAACTTCAGTAGCAGAATCGTATGAAATACCAAGATCCTTTATCCAGTTGTGTATTTCTAACCAATTTTTCATATTTTCGTCTACAGAAAATCCAATTTGTAAGTCTTCGTAAACATAAGAGGTTCCTGGTCTACGAATAGAAATACCAGTTGGATTTGATTGTATCGAAGTACCAAAACTTAAAGATGGAATGTTTGCTCTTTGACAGAAATATGTCATCGTTGGACAACGAGTCAAGACAAATCTAAATTTATTATTTGTTAATACATTGTGTGTATCTGGTTGTAATAAATTATCAAACAAAAAATCACCAGGCAAATCACGAAGAACATTTTCAGTAACTTCATCCTTTATGATTTGTTTGTTGTTGTTTGGCATATCAATATGTATAAAAGAAAACCCAGGGTCTTTCAACCCTGGGTTTCGTGTGGTTTATCCGAATCTATCAGACGGTGTTTCCGTGGAGATTCTTGACTGCGAAGAGGCGGTAGTAAGCATTGGTGCTTGCCTCTAGACCGTCTTCTGGTTTGCCTGAACCGAAGGTGCTGCTACGACCACCAGCGAAGGGATTTGCAACTAGACCGTAACGAGTCTTAAATCCGATCTTTGGTTGGAAGGTGTCTTGACCGACTGCGCGTACCATTTGGAGGGGAACGTATGGGCAGTAGAAGAATCCTGCGTCATATGGTGAGGTTCCCTTGTATCCAACAGTGATGAAGTTAACATTGTTTGCAATGAAGGGATCGATGTAAACTTTGAACTTGTTGTTGAGTACACCAGCGAAGACGTTACCAGTATCATCTACTTGAAGGTCTACATTGAGTGCTGGTGAGAGGTTGAGGAATCCACCCATTGCGAGTGCTGAAGCAACGTCTGCACTGCATACGATGAAGTTACCCTTGCCTCTACGAGTATCCTTAGCAATTGCGTTTGCTTCGCGTTCAATTTGGAACATAAGTCCACGGAAGCGTTCTGCTGACCAACGACCGTCTGAGTCGAGAATAAGGTCATAAACACCACCTGATCCACCACCAACTCTAGAAGCTAGATCGGTGTTTTGGCAACCAGTCTTAGCAACATAGTACATTGCGCGAAGAATTTCGCGGTTGATTTCGTTCATGATTTCAACCGAGAGGATGTTAGCAAGTTCTGCCTCTGCATCAAGTCCGTGTACTGCACGAAGATCTTGTGCGAGTTCTGTGGTGTATTCTGCTTTGAGTGCGCGTGATCTTGCTTGTACAGCAACGCGTTCAATGCTGAATGCCATTTCACGGAAGTCTGCTGTTTCAGTATTCTTACCGAGAGTTTCAGCAGTTGAGGTAAGCATACCACGGAACTGACTGAAGACATCAGGACGAGTAATAAAGGTTGCACCATTGGTTGCTGCATCAAAATTACCGAGTGCATTGTTTCCGAAGATACCGAGTGTTGAACCAGAAAGAATTGCTGCGTAATTTGCTGCACCAGGTCCAGATGCACCGCAAACACCTGAGAACTTGGACCATGGTTCATCGAAGAGTGCTTCTTCGCCTTGGGTGTATCCGTTGTTGTCGTTTCCATAACGTGCGCGCATTGCGAAGATGAGTCCAGTTGGAGCACTCATGGGTTGAACGCCTGCGATGTCGTATGCAACGACATTGGGCATTGCGCGGCGAACGAGTGAAATCAGAACAGGATCATAACCTGCGAAATTTCCTGCTGCACCAACTTGACCAGCAGCAAAGTTGCCACCGATTCCGATTGGTCCCATGGTATTTTCGAAAAGGTTTTGTGATGCTCTTTCTTCTCTCATTGCCTTGACTTGGTTCTCAAGAAGGACTGCGGTTACGCGCTTCTTGTGAAGGTCAGTAATTGATGGAAGATCTCCGTGTTCTAGAACGGGTGACCACTTCTCTACGAGTGTGTCATATGGTGTACTATTGTTAAAATCGAGTGACATTTATTTTTCTCTCCTTAAGTCTTTATTTATTTATTAAATTTACATTTTCAAATGTAATTGTCCTTGACGATATTGGGATTAATTAAACTAGCAAGTTTTTGTGCTCTTTCAGTTGGATGAACTTTTTCAACCTTTGGATTGTTTCTTTGTAACATGCTAATTGTATTGATTACGCTTTCCATGAGTGGATCATTGCTGGTTGAATCACCAACAAATGAACCACTTTGGGTATCCTCGGTTAGAGGTACTTGGGTTGGATTATAATTTGCTTGTGGTGCAGCACTTACGCTTTGTTGTGGTCTTCTTGAGAAGTATGACTCACGAAGAAGTGAAACTTTTTGCTTGTATTGATCTACAGTCTCAAATTCGAGTCCTTCTGAGAGTTTAGCAAGTTTTTCAACTTGAGTTGCTGCTAATCCAGCGGTTTCCTCCATGAATGCTTCGGCACAAAGATGTGCTTTAATTTCATTCTTGAGGTTCATATTTTGCTTGATTAGATTGTTTACGTTCTCTTGAAGTTCTTCGTTTGCATCAAAGAGATCGTCAAGAACATTATATTTTTCTTGTGGTACATCGATGAAAGAATTCTCAAACAGGTTCTTTAGACCCATGATGAAATTCTCTGCGATCTCTGTGCGAAGACCTCTCTCTACAGCAACTTTATTTTCAGTCATCCACTCTGAGATGACGTAATCAAGATAACTATCAACTTGCTCAACAAGATTATTGCCATTGTTGATTACTTGCTCTTCGATAATTTCTTTTGCTGCTTCTAGGATGTGTGATTCAATTATTGCTACCTTTTCTGCAATTGCTGCTTCAAAGATAGTCTTTGCCTTGAACTTAAAGTCTTCTGACAGTTCTTCACCGTCAAATAGACTTGCTAAGTAGTCAATGCTTTCTTTTGCTTCTTCTTTTTTCTTTTTCTTTCCACCAGCTGCTGCACCAGAAATGGTTGATTGGTTGGTTGCAGCAACATTTGGATCTGATATAGGAGGAGCAATTACTGCACCTTTACCTGTTCCATCATTATAAAGATCGGTTGACGAGTAGTCTGCATAGGGGTTTGATTCTGCCATTGGATTCTCCACTTTTTTCTAAAAACTATTTAGAATATTTAATATTTAGACGTTTAAAAAATTAAGGTATTCTGGAACGAGCATTACGATATATATTTGCCATTTGTGCTGGAGTTATTGGGGTAGTCAGCACACTATACGATTTATTGATCTTATCTTTATAATTTCCAATTGTTGCTGTAGAAGTTTTCTGTAGGGATCCAATAATTGGATTTACCCTACCAACTGTTCTAATTTTTGCCTCAAGTGATATTCTATCTGGATGGTTTTGTGGATAAAAATTTAAGATGGTGTTAATGTGATTCTTTTTCATTCCCAATTCAGCAGAATAATGAGAAGTTAATAATTCATCTCTGATTCTAGAGGCATTCTTTTTTGATGCCATATTAGCAGACAGGTTTAATTTGTGTGCCGCATCGACTATTCTATGCGCATATTCTGCTGCAAAAAGACCCATCTTTCTCATGAAATTTGAACTTTCATTGAGAGATGAGTGAACATTTTGTGCAATAGAAGGAATAGAATCCCTTAATTTGGATTCTACTTCTTCGTATAATTCCTTGTCTGATTTATTTTTCATAGACGCCTTAGGAAATCAGAGAATAGATTAATTGCATTTTCTTCTAACTTACGCTTTGAAGTTGATTTTAATTTTCTCTCATAATCAGATATTTCTTTTTCAACTAAAATTCCGTTATCCCAAATCCATTCCTTGCCTTCTAGAATACCATTAACGAATGCATTTGGAGCAGATGGATCAGCAACAATATCAATTGCTGCAAGTGTGAAATCTTCTTGAACTTCATTGATTCCATTCACTTGCTTTAGCGAACCCATGCCTCTGGAAGATACACCCAATTGAGCACCTTCATCGATAAGTGCCTTTACGATTTTACCCATTGGAGTATCAAGAATTTTCATTTTACCAATGATTTGATTTCCAGATTCGGTAAGATTGCTTACCATGTGGGACACTCTGTCTAAATTGACAGTGGGACCATCTGGATGGTTGAGTTCTCCAAGAGCTCTATTTTTATTGACATATTCCTTGATGTATCTTCCAGTTTCTTTCTTGAGAACACCTTCTTTGTACATTCTTTTATTACGATTAACCACGTTTGCTTCCATCATTACCCCAGTGAGGTAATAAGTTTTAGCACCACCCTTAGCAGTCTCAATTAATGGTTTTACATTTTCAGTGGTTTCAGTAATAAGTTTCATGTATTAGTCCTTCTTATGTTTCTTTGATTTCTTGCAATCCTCGCAATCATCCTCTTCGTCTTCATCTTCCTCGTCCTCGTCTTCGTCTTTTGCTTCAGACAAGGCATCAAGGTATTCGTTTGCAAGTTCTTCAATTTCTTCCTCTGTAAGTTCTTGTCCAGTTTCCTCTTGGATTTCTTGGACTAAAGATGCGAGTTCTGATTGGAATTCCTCTACTAAAGAATTCATATCTTCATCTGACTCTTCAACATCTTCGTTTGCCTTTTTCTTCTTTAGGAGTTTAAAGTCTTCACCATCAATTTTGCCATTCTTATTGGCATCTAATTTATGTTGTTTGCCTTTTAAACCTTCGCTTGCTGCTTCTGACTCAAAAACAGTTGGAGCAAAATCAACTAACTTTTGCTCTAGAGCATTTCCTAGTTTTTCTAGTAAAGAATCATTAATTAATTTTTTTGCTTCTAGTAAATCTTCTTTAAGAAGTGCTGTTAAAATTTCCTTTGACTTAGACATGTATATCTCCTATTTTATATGTATTATTTTTGTTCTTGTTGCTCATCGCCAAGTCCTAGTGCTTGCATTTGCAACTGTTGTTGTATTTGTTTCTGACGATCTTTCTCTATCTCAATATCCATTTCAGCAATTTCTGTATCGGTTTGCTTCAGTATTTTCCTTCTTACATAGTCTGTAGAGAAGAATACACCGTTATAAACACCAACAGTATTTAACATTTCAATGCGTTCACGCATAATTTCATTTTCTTTAAGTTCGTTGAAATATGAATCTTTGCTATAGACTATCTGTATATCTTGATAAATCTTGTTCCAGTCATCAAGTGTGAGAATTCCCCGAAGAATGCATTGCTTCTTTAAAATATCCAAGAATAAGTACGAGAATCTATTTTGTAGTCTTTCGATGAACTTGTAGAACTTGACTTCATCTCTAGTGATCTCAGCAGTTCTTCCTAAGTTAAACCCAGTCTGAACTTCCATTCTTGTGAGTGGAACGTTGAGTGCTCTATAAAGTTTTCGAAGCAAATATTCAACGTCTTCCATCTCTCCAAGACTTTGACCACCAGGAAGGGTGCTAATTTCTGTACCTTTACCACCCTCTCTTCTTGGTAACCAATAATCTTCAAGCATCGACATATGGTTTCTTTGGTCTTTAATCTCACCAGTAGACGAATCATATGTCAATTTATTACGATAACGAGTCATTAAGTTCTTGATGTATTCTTCTGCTTTTTGCTTTGGAAGATTGCCAACATCAATATAAAAGACTCTTCGTTCTGGTGCTCGCGCAATTCTATAGACAACCATTGCATCTTCTGTCTGACGAAGCATGTTCAATGGTCGTATTGCCTTGTGTAAATGACCAACTACTCTTTTTGATGTTTGGTCAATATAACCAGAGTGACAATAAGTGACTGCATCTGGAGATATTTTAACACCCATAGCACTGGTTGTAGAAGATACGTTATTAATTTCATAATCTGTATAAACGTAGTGTTCTTCTACCTTTTTGATTACTGGTATTGTTGTGTTTTGAACTCTTTTTACTTCTTTTTGAACTTTACGAATTTTACGAATACGAACGGGGTCAATTGCTCGTAGTTCAACTATACCATTTTCTGGATGTTCGACATCGATAATATTTTGAAAATAAAGACGACCATCGACATACCATCTTCTAAAAATATCATAACCTTTGTTCTTGAAGTCTAAAAGTTTTAATATTTTATCAAATTCATAATTTATTTTAGATTTAATATTGTCTGATAAATCTACATTATCTAGTTTTATTTTTAAGGAATGATCATCTGTATCAAATACAATTGCTTGTGTGACAATATCCTCAATTGCCATGTCAACCTCTGGATAAAGCGACATGCTTCGATATTGCTTGATGAGAGAATTCTCATCCATGAATGAACCACCAAAGTCATAAACGGAAGACATAAAGCCTCCCGTTTCAATGACCTGAGTTCCATCAAAATTTTCTGGTGCTACGAACGATAAATTTTGTTGATTATCGCCAGTAAGACCAACCGCATCACTTAACTCAGCCTTTTTACCAATAGAAAATCCAAAAAGTTCCCATGCCATAGAGTATTAAATCCTTCTTAGTTATATGGTTCCCAGAAATCGTATGCTAGTTGCACTGTAAATTCAGAGAACGAATCGACTGCATCATAATTTAGACTGATTGGTCCAATGTCAGTTGGGAAACAATTTCTCAACTTAATTGACTTATTAAAGTTATCTGGTTGTTGAGTTGGAAGTGCGCTTACGCTTGTTCCTGGTATAATATCACTATATCTTACAACCCAATCTGAAGTTAGGTTATAATTGATTTGGTGAGTATTTCTACCATCCATTGCCTCTACCCATCTCTCAAATCCAAGACGAAGATCCTTTGCAGGAATGCTTGAGTCATATACTGATATTGCCCAGTCAGCATAAACTCTTTCGCCAGAAAACTTTACTATTCTTCCTTGCCATGCGATTGGAATCGAACCAATAGTTGATCCTGGGAGATCTGTTGCCTTTACATAAATGTTGAGGTCACTTAAATCTGGTGAAGCGACTCCACTTGGCCAAGTTGCTTCAATTAAAAATCTATTTGGTCTAACGCCAAAAAAATTAGATCTAAACTCGTTTAATGTTGCCATTTATAACCTCTTCTCCTTTATTTATCCAATTGGTTCTGAAAGATCTTTATTAGTTAGTGTTATCTTGACATAATTGATTGAAGGAATTGGTTTAATTAAAATATCAGCAACAAAGTAATTTGCCTCAACCACTTCTGGTGTGTTATTTGTGCTATCGCAAATGACACGGTATTCGGTTATTCCTCTTTGACCCACTATACGATCAAGGAATCCTTCAGCAGCAATCTTGAATCTTGAACGAGTGATTGCATCGTTTTGCTCGAAAAGAATAGAACGAGCAACTGGTGCTAGTGATTTCTTAATGTACATGAATAGTCTAGAAACATTGATTCTGGACAGAGTAGTTGTAGTAGATTCTGCCGTCTTGTCACCGTAAAGAAGAGTTCCGTCACCAGGGAATGTTACCACTGGGTTTATTCTGTTTGCATAAAGATTGTCTTGTTCGGCAGTTGTTAGTGATCTCTTAAGACGAAGAACATTTAAAATTCTACCTCTACGAGATCCTGCTGGTGAGAACCATGGATAGAAATCTCTGTCGGTACGAGCAATGCATCCAGCAACATCTGCTGCAAGTGGGGTTTCGATTGAATATGCCCCAGTTGTGTCAAGATGAATCTTTTCACCATAAACTTTGACATAGTTGTAGTTGTTAGCACCAGAGGTAAATGTTACACCTGTAACATTAGTATCAATTGCTGAGGTGGTAGAACGAGCATAAACTATTCCAATTACTGGTTGATCTCCGCTTGATCTTTCATCGACTATGGTTGTTACAGCAGTACCGTAGTTTGAATTTCCAAGAGTTGTTCCACCTTGGAATATCACATCAAATCCTAATTGTGCAAATTCATTGCCTGGAGTTGCACTGCCGAATCCTACATAGCAACCAGCACCATATTGCAGGAAGTTATTTACAGGCCACCATTCACCACTAAACCCTGCTGAGATTCCACCACCAGAATAGTTTCCATTAAGATATGATGCTGCACACGAACCTACTGAATATTCTGTGATTCCCTGTACAGCAGTTACCCCACCAGCAAGACCTGTTATGTAATCTGTAAGTCTAGAGTACCAATCAGATGCGTTTGGTACGAAAAAATACCCTGCGTCCCGTTCAGCGGTGGTTCCTGCTAATACTTTTAAAAAGTTTGTTGTGTTGTATACTGCACCTATTGCTGATGAGAAATCTTCAGTTATGGGTACAACTAAAGATTCATCGTTAATTCTAAAAATTACATTAGGTCTTGACATTTTTTCTCTCCTTGGAATAAATTGCTATTTATATGTAGTTTTTTCGTGAACTGTATATTTTTATTTACGCTTAAACTTTTTTGGTATCAAATCATCCCAAGGAGTAGGCACGTTTTGTTTATCAAATATCAACCAATGGTCTTTACCTGATGTCCAATATTTATCTTCCTCTGCGTCTTCTATATCGTCAGATCCATCAGTAAAGTATCCAAAGGGCAACATATCGTCTTCTATGTTTTCAATTTCTTGCTGATACATGGCAAGACGCACATCCATGTCTGTTAGATTTTTAAAATATTGTTGTCTTGTTGCCCAAGCAAACAACACAAGACACATAACTAAGTCATCATTATGACCATCTTCTGCTTCAAAACTTTGTTTTTTCGAGATAAAGGTTGTAAATTCTGAAATAATGTCGGCATCTTCGACAATAAGTTTATCTTCTTCAATCATGTTTTTGAGAACTTGACAACCTATTTTTTTGGTCATGACCGAAGTCTTGACACCCATTTGTACCTTTTTGTTAGGACCATACCCCTCTGTTATTATTTGTCCTTTTCTACCCATCATGGCAGTTTTAACGATATTCTCGTATTCCAAGTCAGTATGCAATATGTTTGCAACTTCCATTCCAATGCTATTGACTTCTATAAGCACATGTGCATTGTTATATTTCTTTGCGACTGTTTTAATTACGGAAGCAAATAATAATGGAGATACTGTATTGTTTTTATAGGTCGCGACCACCCTGTATGGAAACTGGGTGACATCGATAACCGTAAGGGTTGTATAGTCTTTACCCTGTCCCTCTGCGACATCGGATGTTATAAAATACAAATGATCTTGTGATTTTGGAACTTCTGAATTTTTTCTTTTTGGTT